TCAAACCCATGCGTGGGACAGGTTGACCTTGTCCATGGCCGTCAGGGCCAGTTTCCAGCGTTCGACTCGGCGGGTGTAGATCTCACTTGTTTTGGCTTCTGAATGGCCAAGGATGGCCATAATTTCATACTGGCTGCATCCGAGTTCTGCGAGCAATTCAGCCAATCCCTTGCGAACGCCATGTGCGGAAAGATGTGGCAATCCGGCATCAACACACCATCGCTTGAACATTGCGGACATGCTGTCGCCGCTGGCAAACGGCTTCCCGCCGCGCCCCAGCACGTAGGTTATGCCTTCGACCTTCATCGATCGCGTGGCATCTTTCAGCGGTGGCAGCATGGGGATCGTCACTTCTGTCGACCCCTTCTTGCACGGCGTGAAGCGGATGGCTTCGATCCCGTCAAGAATGCATTCATGACGACGGCCGAGAATTGTCAGATCCTCGATGCGGCAGCCTGTCCAAAGCAGAACAGACATGGCGACATGTGGTTTTGTCCCAGGCTTGTGTTTGGCAAAGAAAGCTTTGACGTCAGTCGCTTTCCATGGGGTGGACCCGCTGCCCTTGATGTAGATCTTCTCAATGCCGTGTGCCGGGTTTTGCGACAAATAGCGCCGCTTCGCAGCCCAGTCATACATTACCCCGATGGCTGCGATGAAGGCGTCCGCCTGCGCAGGCGTGGCGCTCATTTCGTCCTGCATCTCGATCAGCTTTTCCTGAGGGATCAGCATCACCCGGTCGGGGCGTTTAAGCAGCCGGGCAAGCAGGTTTTTCTTTTTCTTCAGAGTCTTTGCACTTGTCGTGCCAGCTTCAACGCGCTTGGCGAGGTATTCGAGGTAGCTGTTGACCAGCCACCCGATTGATTTTGGCTTGGCATAGTCTGATGCCTGACGCAGCGGCTCCGGTTTCTCGCCGCGGCGGGCCGCCAGATATTGCCGCTGAAAGTCATCATCCCCCGGCTGGCAATGGATCTTGATCTTGCGCTTCGGGTTTCCCTCCGGGCGCACGCGGTAGCGAAAATTGCCGCTGGGAAGCTCTTCGCGAATAAGTCCGGGGAAATCGACTTTCATTGCATGACCTACCATTTTTCAAGATCCCCATCATCTATCGGGCTTCGAGGGCTCTCCAGATCGGCAAAGTGGATTTCAACCTTTCCACCGTCTATGCACATCTTATCCACAGTCAGGCCGGCTTCGCGCGCAACCTTCAGGTACGAGCGAACTGTCGCCGGGCTGGCACGCTGCTTTCGGTTATGCGGCAATGTGGTCATGGTCTCGCTCCTCAAAACGGAATGTCGTCATCAAGATCGGGCGGGCTTTGGTGCGTTGTCGCGCCTGAGCGCGTGCGCTCATGCCCGTAATCGGATGGATCTGACGCGGGTGGCGGGCGGTTTCCGCCGGTGCTATCGAGCATGGTCAGGACGGCATTGAAGCCCTGAAGCACGACCTCGGTCGCATAGCGGTCCTGACCGTCATTGCCCGGATATTTGCGGGTCTGCAGCTGGCCTTCGATGTAGACCTTTGCGCCTTTGCGCAGATACTGCTCGGCGATCTCGCACAGGCCTTCGGTGAAGATGACGACGCGATGCCATTCCGTGCGTTCCTTCCGGTCGCCGGTCTGCTTGTCGCGCCAGCTTTCCGAGGTGGCGATGCGCAAATTGGCGATCGGGCGTCCATCCTGTGTCCTGCGGATCTCAGGATCCGCGCCGAGGTTACCGATCAGAATGACCTTGTTGACCGATCCGGCCATATTCTTCTCCCTTCAGAGGCTGTTGAGGGCCGCATGTGCTGCTGCGGCGTGAGATGCATCCAGAGCGTGATCGTCGCCAATCAGTTGGCGTAGAAGGCTGAACCATTCGTCGGCGGCAGCCATCGCTGGCCATGGCGTCACAGCGCCCCTGGTTTTAGGTTTGACTGTTCGGGGAAGGCGCTTCGCGGCGGTATCGCCGAAAAGCGCGCGTACTTCTTCGCGCAGCATGCGCCGGTCCATGGTCTCGACCAGATGGCGCTGGCTGTTTGTCCAGAACTGAGGCGACGGCAGACCGGCCGCGCGATAGATGGCATCGTCCCAGCCGTCTTTCAGTCTCCTGAGGCTGCTACGGAACACATTGCCGGTGCCTGGCTTGGCTTGGTCGCAGATCGCGGCAATCGCGTCCTGTGCCGGCGTCACGATATCGCCGAACAGACCTTCATGCGCATCGTGGAGCAGAAACAGCGCCGCCGAAACGTCGTTGCCGCCTTCGTTCAGGATGGCGCGGGCACCCATGGCGCAATGCTGCGCAACGGAATAGGCCGGTCCATTATGGCGGCCATTGAAGCGGGCGATTTTGGAAAGTGCATCGCCGAGCGCAACGAAGTTGACCTCCTCGACCGCTGGCGCGAGCAGGTCCATGCGGCTGCCATTGGGTCGGAATGAGTGGACGGGTTCCGGCGCAAGTCGGGTGAAGGAAAGCTCCATTCTAAACTCCTGCTGCTGCGGCAAGTGCCGCCTCAAGGGCGAAAAGCTGGTGGATCAAAAGCACGATGGCGAAGGCAGACAGCGGCACAATGAATGCCAATGCGAGGCGGGCCATGAAGCGGCAATCCGCTGCGGTCAAAGGATGGCGGTGCGTCATGCGTCACCGCCTTGCGTGCCTTTGGCTTGTCGCCATTGAGAGAATTGTCTTGTCATCGCCACTAGCCTTTCCTCAGTGCCCGCCACCGGCCGGCACGTTGGTGCGGTGGTCAGTCCGGTGACGGGCGGGGATATCGGGCGGGAGGTAAGCCCGATGACGGAAAGGGTAACGGGCAATAGCCCATTTGTAAATGGGAAATAGCCCACTTTATAAATGTGAGATTTTGCGCGCCTTCACTGGGCAAAAAAATGGCCCGATCTAACGGGCCATCAACAGGATCTAGAAAAGCAAGAAAGGCATATATTAGTGATAGCCATTCCCCAAAGACTCTTGCGGGAGGATGGCGAAAATCTCGCCCAGCCAGATTGGTTCGGTTCCCTCGATCGGGGCTGCATTGAATGAGGTCAATGTCACTGGGGAGCCGCGCATAATTGTCTTGATAAAACGTCTGCCATCTGCGGTTCTTACGACGGCTTCACGGCCGAAAAACCATTCGATAGGGCGCTTCTGATCTTTGAAAACCACGATAACCATACCATCGCGGTAGACTGGAAGCATCGAAGATCCCCGGACCTGAAACGCAATCATATCAGCGGGCATGGGTAGTGGCATGGTGATTTGCTCAAGACCCTCAGGGGGCACTTGTTCGAAATCAGGTTCAATCTGCGCGCCGGCTCCAACATATCCCATTAGCGGAATTTCGAATCCTCCTCGTGGCGCATTGTCCAGGTCGGCCTCATCGATATCGAGAACACGAGCCAGAGCCTTCAGGTTCTCGAATGATGGCTCACGATTCCTCTTAAGCATATCGCGAACGAATGTCTCGCCGCGTCCGGCTTTCAGGGACGCAGCCTTCATGCTCATTCCCTTCGCCTGAAGGGCGGCTTCAATGCGCTTTTTCCAGTCATTGTTCATGGTTGGGACATTGCCCAAATCAGAAAGATTAGTCACGGGGGTTATTTCCCATTGCCAAATGGGCGATTGCCCATTACGTTGTCCGCATGATGGATATGGATGAACTGCTCAAAAAGATTGAGGCCTATTGTCGAGAGGTTGGTGTTGCTGAAACGACTTTCGGGAAGAGAGTTGTCAATGATGGCAAGCTGGTTGCCAGACTGAGGTCCGGGAAAACGATTAGCCTTTCGACTTTCAATCGCATCCTCCTCGTATTGGATGAAGGGCGGGTTGGGGTTGCAAAATGAAGATGCTCGATAACCGCGAAGTTCAGGATCAGTTTTTTTGTCATTTTGCAGTCAGACATGACACGCCTTCTTCTTTCGAGGCTATGGCAGCTTACCGTGCCTTCATCGTGTGCTGCCGGGGCTTCAATGTTGCGACGGCAATGCAGCAACATCAATTCAGGCGGCGCGATCCGCCTTCACTGCTGCTGATGCAAGAACCATAGCGGCGGTCCTTCCGCCAATCACCGAAGATTTTTCTGAAAAGTTTTCCTTGAATTCTCAGGGAGGGATACGTGCGCGCAATTTTTGACGAAAACGACAAGAAACTGAAAGCGGCAACGCGCCGTGCGATTAAGGCGGCTGGCGGCAGCGACAGCTTCGCGCATGTCACGCGGGTCTCGGTCGCGCAGCTTTCGAAATATGGGCTGGCGAGTGAAGACCATACCGAGACCTTCGTTCCGATCGATATCGCGCTTGAAGCGGATCTGGAGGCGGGGGCGCCTATCATTGCTTCTGAACTGGCGCGCCTGCAGGGGTTCCGCCTTGTGCGAGCTGCCGATGAGGATGCAGGACACAAGCTTGCCTTCCGCGATATTTCATCAATCGGGCTGACCTTCTCGAATTTCCAGAAGGCCATGCATGACGCGTTGGCCGATGACGGCTCGGTGGATGATGCTGAGCGCCAGGTTATCCAGCGTCATGGTGACAAAATGGCCCGTGCCCTTATCGAGCTCTTGGGGAGGGTATGAGCATGGCCACATCTCGTCTTGTTGCCAAAGAACATGACACCCAAAATGGGCAGCAATCGCCAAGCAAAGCTTCCAAGCCCTGCAAGATCTCCTATGGCTGCGGATTCTATTTCTGCCAGACCTGCGGCGGCAGCGACTACCCGAATGACAAACCCTTTGCCTGTGAGACATGGGGTGTCGGCGCATGATCTGGACCGACAAGAATATTCAGACGGCAGCCGAGCTTAGCCGCAGTGGCCTGAGCTATCGCGATATTGCGGAGAGATTCGGCGTCAGTCGTGGTTCAGTTGCAGGGCTTGCCAATCGCCGTCGCGACCTCTTCCCGAAGGCAGCCGCACGGGCCAAGACTGAAGCAAAGCCTGTCGAAGCGAAGAAACCCAAAGCCCGCGCGAAAAACTATGCGGATAGGTTTGCCTGGGATGATGCCAAGCGCCAGCGGGCAGTTTCGCTCTGGAAATCCGGCAAGAGCTATCGCGAAATTGGCGATGTGCTTGGCTGTGACCGCACGACGGTTGGCATGCTGGCAAAGCGCCGGCCCGATCTCTTCCCGAAGCACGAAAAGCCAAAGCCTGAGCCGGTTCGCAAGTTCACGAAGCCCACGGCACGCATGGCGTCATTTGCTCTTTCATTTCGCCAGAAGACGGCTTCAGGCACGCGGCGCGATCTATCGGTACACGCAATCGAGGGCGTCCCTTCGAAGAGATTTGTCGATGTCGGCGCCCATGAGTGCCGGTTTCCGCTGGTCGCCTTTGATGCGGCGGACGGACTTGATGTTCCGTGCTGTGCGGCCGAAACGATGCCTGGCCAAAGCTGGTGCGCGCATCACTTTCGAGTTGTCTTTCCGGGGAGGGGGAGATGAACATAACGGAGAGGATATCAATCGACATTCATGAAATCGTCAAAGCTCTCTCTTGCCGAGAGGAAACTGGACCAATCCATGGAGGTGAATTCTGTTTCATCAGATGTCAGAACGATCAAGCTAGGTATATTTTCGTATATGAAATAGCAATTTTTGAATTTTGCAGATATGAAAGACGTATCGGTAAATCTTTCGTAGAAAATAAAATTGCACCCGCTGAAATCGCAATCACAAAAATAGTTTTCATTAATATCGTCAATTCTTATTTCTTTAAATCTGCATTTAATAAAATAACAGTCACTAAAAGTTGCTTCTTTTGTGTCGATTTTACCGTTATATATTTTCACGTTACGAAAACTAATTTTCGGCTCTTGCATTATTGTGGAAATGTGAGGTCTATTTTCGTTCGTAATAATACCACCGCTGTAAGATTGGGATGCGAACCCTTCAACCAAAACCCACTCGAAATTGTCGTTCGGAGCTTCGAATACTGCGGAAATGTTGGATCGGGCGCCAAGTTTAATTCCCTCAGAAAGTGCATCTTTGATGAGTTTGAGATAGGGCAGGTCTGCAGCACTTTTGTAGTTCTCTTTCCATTCGGAAGCGATCAAAGTCATGGCCGGATTGCGAAGAACTTCATAGTCCAGCCCACAAATGACTTCGCGGAGGATCGCGACGCCGGCGATCTTTTGATGTGCTCCTTCAGCCTCGAGCAGTTTTGTGCCTTCAGCGAGAAGGTCAATGTATCGAGCTGCGTTGCTAGAGTCGATTTGTCTTCGAAGCAATTCAACCTGTTCTCTTTGTTGGTCGACCTGTTCTCTCTGGCGTTCAAGCTGATTAATTTGCGTGTCTACCTGTTCACGTTGAATGCGCACTTGCTGATCCGTCATCATACCGCGCCAAATGATTGTGGCGAAGGTTGTGAGGCCAGCTGCGATCAAAAGGTAGTCTTTCAAAATAGCAACGTGATCTTTATTGACTCTAGCCCAGCTCAAACCAAAGCCAAAGCTGAGGATTATGCTTCCAACGCCAACTACAATTGCGAAAAGCATCGCAACAAAACCAAGGCATCCTTGCCAGGTCTTTTCGTCAGTTTTCAAATTTGGCTTCATGCTCATTGTGCCCAGTTCCAACGCTTCTCCAAAAGCTATGACATAGTCTCCCGCCGAACTTCAAGCGTACTAGTCCAGGAGGGATCATGACTATGAGCAGACCTCGGCTCTATGTTGTTACGGACGATGCGGTCTGGGCCTGCCTGTCTGTTTTCGGCTGTGGCCTTTACGGCCTGCCGGAATGGGCCGCTATTGCTTCGGACGCTGATGCGATTGCCGCGATCCCGTCAGGTTCACTTCACATTGCCTGCTGGCACAGTTCAACGGCCGAAAGTCGCTTCTTGCAGCGCATCTGCACTGAGCGCTGGGCGGCGCGTGAACTGATTACTGCGCCATCAGACTGGCTTGTGCGGATCGAAGAGCTGATCGCGAAACGAGATCAGCTTCCAGATGTCGATGCGCGCAGACAGGAGTCTGCCAATCAGCCTGAAAACCAAGAAACACCGAAACATGCGAGGGCCGGAAAATGGCACTGACCAATGATCGACCCGAAGAGCTTCTCACGGGAAAGTTTGTTCAGCTTGAAACCGAATGGGAAGACTGTGTGTTTGGTGAGTTCGACTGCCGCCTGAGCGATCTCTTGCGTGCGCCTGAGCCATTGCGCAGCGAAGGCATAGCACTGATCAATCAGCGACATGAGGAACTGCTGGAGCAGGGCCGATGAAGACGCTGCGTGTCCTGATTGGTTGCGAGACTTCAGGCGTTGTGCGCCGTGCCTTCGATGCGCTCGGTCATGATGTTTGGTCTTGCGATCTGCTGCCTTCGGAAGATCGCAGTAACCGTCATGTTATCTGTGATGTGCGGGATATCCTGCTTGATGGCTGGGATCTTCTGGCGGTCATGCATCCGCCTTGCACGCGTCTTTGCAACAGTGGTGTCCGCTGGCTGAAAGAGCCGCCGAGAAACGTGCCAAATGAAGCAACGGCGGACGAAAAAGCCTTGTGGCCGATATTCTCGCGCGAAGAGAAGCCGGCGATCATGTGGCAGCTGCTGGATGAGGGGGCGGCGCTGTTTTCGGCCTGCTGGAATGCACCGATCAAGCGCATCGCTGTCGAAAACCCGATCATGCATCGATATGCAAAAGAGCGGATCGACGGCTATCAGAAACCGGCGCAGACGGTTCAGCCCTGGTGGTTCGGTGATCGTGCCTTCAAGGCCACGTCTTTCTATCTGCGTGGGCTTGATCCGCTGGTCGAGACAAACAGGCTTGTCCCGCCGAGGCCGCGCACGGATGAACACAAGAAATGGTCCATCGTCCATCGTGCCTCGCCAGGGCAGGATCGCGCCAGACTGCGCTCGCGTACCTATCCCGGTATCGCGGCTGCCATGGCGGCACAGTGGGGCGGCGCAGCCCTTGAGCAGGAATATGGAGAGGCAGCATGACCACTCTCCTACTCTGCGGCCTCCAGACCGATGACAAGGCGCTGGCCCATGGCCTCAAGGGCGGCGACCATGAGCGGCAGCTTGGTGCGGGTGTCCGGGTCGAGCAGGCGGCGGGCTTCCTTTTCATCCTTGCCAATGCGGCGGGCAAGCTCGCTGCGGGTGATCCCGGCTGCGCGAAAGGTCTCGATAACCGCGATCTTCAGGGCGGTTTCCGGTTCCGGCATGATCATCTCGCCGGACGCCTTTGCCTCAGGCAGGGGGCGTTCAAGCTCAAGATAGGTGAGCAGGGCAACGCCGAGCGCATCGGCCGCCATGTCGCGCGCTTCGGCCATGGTGTCACCCTCGGTGATGGCTTCCGGGATATCTTCGAAGCTGACGACAAAGCCTTCGCCTTCTTCCATTGGCTCGAATGTTGCTGCGTAAGCGTAAGTCTTCATGTTGTCTTGCCTTTCATCTTCTGGACAGGAGAGGTGAGGGGATCAGTTGATCCCCAGCGCCTTCTTGATCTTCGCTGCCGTCTTGGGATCGATTTCCCGGCTCGGCAGGGTGGTGAAGCGGTCACCGAAATAGATGGTTGCGTGTCCGCCCTTGCCCTTCGCCTTGTTGACCCGGAAGTCGAGGCCTCTGGCCTTTGCCTCCTGTTTCAGTTCGGCGATGAAGCGATCTCTCTTGTCCATTTCCCTCTCCGTTTCGATGATTTGAATGTCGGATATTTTTATCCGAACGTCAAGCGAAATCGGACAAAAATATCCGAAATCGTGACGGCGTCTGTGACAAGGGAGATCAGCTATGTCTGACCTGATTTCAGCCTTTGTCGAGGAAGCGCGGGCGGTCTCGCTGGATGTGGTTGCCGATCTGTTTGGCCGGGCGGCGATGCGCGGCAGCGAATGGACCGGGCCTTGCCCGCTTGCAGGTGGCAAGGATGCCTATGCGGTCAATGTGATCAAGGGTGTCTGGAACTGCCGAAAGTGCGGGACGGGCGGGCATGATGCGATTTCGCTGGTCGCCCATGAATGCGGCTTTGATCTCTCCAGTCGTTCCGGCTTTCTCGGTGCCTGCGCGGAAGTTCTCGGCCGGCCGGTACCTGATCCCGATCAGCGCGAAAGCGATGAGGAGCGGCAGGCGCGGGAAGCGCGGGCGGAACGGATGCGCGCCGAGGCGCAGGCGAAAGCACAGGATGCCGAGGAACGGAAACAGTATTTTCGTGACCGGGCCATTGTGCGGGCGCGCAACATCTATCTGAACGATCGCCATATCGTTGCGCCGGGCGCGGCGTTGATGGTACGGGATTATCTGCGTTTTCGCACGGGGTTCACGATGCCGGAAGCCGTGTTTGAAAGCATCCGCTATGACCGGCACCATACCTATTGGCATGGCCGGGACGAACGCGGATACCTCCGGGCGATCCATACCGGCGCGGCGATGCTGGCGCCCATTGTTGACCTCACGGGCAAGGTGTTCGGCTGCCATGAGACATGGATCGACCTTAAGGTCGAGCCGAAACGGCGGCCCCTGCTGATCGATGACAAGGGCGAACGTCTGCCCACCAAAAAGATGCAAGGCCAGCACAAGGGCATGCTGATCCCGGTGCTTGGTGACCTGGGCTCAAGCCGTTGGGTGATTGCCGAGGGGATCGAGAATGTCGCCGCCGTGGCCGGGCTTGAGGGCTTTCGGGCCGATACCTTCTATTGCGCGGCCGGGTCGCTTGGCAATCTCGCCGGGCCTGCCGCTTCGAAGGAACGCCACCCGACGCTGGTCAATATCGACAAGCGTGGCGCGCGGCGGCCGGCGATGGTTCCGGGGCCGATCCCTAAACCCGATCAGGATGCATCTGACGCGCTTCAGGTGCCGGGCCATGTCGATGTCCTCGTGCTGATCGGCGACGGCGACAGCGAGAAAATCATGACGACATGCGCGATGGAACGCGCGGAACTGAGGCTTTCAGCGCCAGGGCGGACGGTGACCACGGAATGGGCACCTAAGAGCGCCGGCGACTTTTCTGAATATTGCATGGGGATGGCCGATGGCTGATAACAAGAAGACGGGCGGGCTATCGCCGGAAGCATTGGCGGCAATTGCAAAGCGGGAGGCCAAACAGGCCGCCTATCTGAAAAACCCGGACCCCTTGCCGATTTCAGAACCGGAAGCCGAAGAACCCTTCCTTGAACTCTCGCCTGAGGAGATCATGGAAGAATGCGCCTTGCTGCCCGAAACAGACCTCGGCAATGCAAACCGTCTGCTGACGCGCTTCGGCGACAGGATGCACCATGTCACCCATGTCGGTTGGCATGGTTTCGACGGCAAGCGCTGGCTTGAGGATCAGTCTGGTGCCGTGGTGCGGGTAATGGCGCACCGCACGGCCGAACTGATCGAAGATGAGGCCATCAAGCTTGACTGCAGCGAGAGCGAGCGTGCCGATATCGAGGCCGGGAAGATAGCGCGTGAAGAAATGAAGGCGCTTGGCAAGCCCGGCAAGGGCTGGGATGCCGACAAGCTCAAACAGTTCGAAGGCCTGCAGAAGCTGATCGACGCGGGCGAGCTTGCCGATAAGGCACGGCGCGGCCGGCAATCATCGCGGCATAACCATGCCAAAAGCTCGGCCGGTTCTTCCAAGATCAACAATATGATGGCTGAGGCGGTGCCCTATTGCTCGATAGCGGTGCAGGATCTGAATACGGATCTATATGCTTTTAACACCCAAAACGGCACGTTGCGCTTCTACTCCGCCACTGTGGACGGCAGGACGGCTTGGCGCTGCCGTCTCGATAAGCACCGCTCGAAGGATCTGCTTTCGAAGCTTGCCGAGGCCGATGTGATTGCGGATGCCCCATGTCACCTGTTCTCGCAGTTCCTCATTCGGGTGATGCCGGATCCTGACAAGCGGGCCTTCCTGCAACGCTATATGGGCTATTGCCTTCTGGGGCTGACCGGTGAGCAATGCCTTGTCTTCTTCTACGGGGCAGGGCGAAACGGCAAATCGACCTTTGTTGACCTCATGGTCGAGATCCTCGGCGACTACGCCGTCTCCATGTCGATTGACAGCTTTGCCGGTGACAGCAAGCGCGGTGGCGCCGAGGCCACGCCGGATCTCGCCCGCCTGCCGGGTGCGCGCCTTGTGGCGGCATCCGAGCCGGAAATGGGTGTCCAGCTGAAGGATGCGTTGATCAAGACCTTGACCGGAGGCGAGCCAATTGCCGTGCGGCGCCTGCATCAGGATTTCTTCGAGCTGGTCCCGCACTTCAAGATCATCCTTTCGGGTAACCATAAGCCCCAGATCCGCGACGATAGCGACGGGATCTGGCGGCGCGTGCATCTGGTGCCGTGGGAAATCCAGATCCCTGAAGAAGAAGTTGACCGCGACCTGCCGCGCAAGCTGCGGCAGGAACGTGACGGGGTTCTCGCCTGGATGATCAAGGGCGCGCTGGACTACCTCGATACCGGGCTGCGGGTGCCCGACAGCATCCGGCTTGCAACGGCAGAATACCGGGAAGAGAGCGACCCGATCGGGGCATTTCTGCGCAATGCCTGCGATATCACCGGGTCCGACAGCGATATGGAGCGGCCGGACACCATGTTTGATGGCTATGCGCGCTATGCGGCCCGTGAAGGGCTTTCTGACTTCAAGAAATCAACCTTTGCGAGACGTCTGCCAGATCAGACGCGCAAGACATGGAAAGGACCGGATGGCTTGATGCATTCGTTTCGCAAGGCGCGCTCCAATGGCGCAATCTACTTTGGCATTCGCATCAGGGATGAATGGCGAAATGAGAGGCAGGGCGGATATGCGCCAACGTCAGACGACCTGCCCGAAGCATTTTAGGGCTTGAACCCGGACCCTTTGTTGTGTCACGCAGGACGTCTAGCAGCGTATCCGCCCATGAGTTCGGCCTGAAGGTTTGGACGGCGGACGGCAAGGACGGCTAGCCATCACAAGCGGACGGGAACGATTTCCTAAGGGTCCGGCGAATTCGATTTTAAATCAGATGGTTATGCAAGTGTGGACGGCTAGGACGGATAATCTGGATGTTTATGTGATGCGCGCGCGTCAAAAAGGCCATGTTGAGAAAACAAAGGCCTCATCACATAAACATGGATTTTACCCGTCCTATCCGTCCATATCTATGTAAGATGTTGATATTTATTGATTAAATATCGTCTCTACACGTCCATCTATCCGTCCATTTGAAAACTCTAGACGTCCTAGACGTCCAAATCAGCGGAAAGGCTTCGAAATGAAGAAGGTTGCGATCAATGAGCTTCTGACATGGGCTTTCACGGAAGAGCTTTGCAAGGAAGGGGCAGGGCCTAAGGCCTCGCTCGGCCCGGCCATGATCAAGAGTGCATGGTCGGCCATGTCGGAAGTGGAGACTTTGGGCACGGTCGTGGATCGCTCACCCAATGGCTTTGGCGTGATCCCGGCAGCGATTGACCTCGGCGAGCCGCATGAGGATGCGCTGAAGGTTGCCGAGGCCGTGCGGGCGCTGACGAAAGAAGGTTTCGACATTCCCGACAGCTGGCAGCCATTCCCGGAATGGGATGATGAGCGTGGGCTGATCGCCGCCGAGGTGGCCCGGGTGATGATGCATGAGAAGATGCGCGGCCAGCGCCGCACCGGCCGGCACGCCTATAACCTGATTGTCACATGCGCGGTGCTGAAGCACGGCCCGGACTGGCACGCCGAGCGCCCGGCCGAACAGATGATCATGCGGCAGGGCAAGCCCGCCTGGTTCATGATGAAACGCATGAAGGATAGCTTCGGCAATTGGCGTGAATATGAGGTTGATGGTTATGACCGCAAGGCACAACGGCCACGGAAGGGCGCCTATCGTAAGTACGAACTGGCGGAACCACTGCGAGGGGCGATCATTGCCAGAATTGACTGGCTGGTCTGGCGCTCGGCTCTGAAGTTGTTGGAGCGGGAACTGGCAGGGCAGCTGACGCGAAGCAGTTTGCTGTCGATAGCTTTTGATTCACAACCATGGAACATTCGGCAGGCGGTCAAAGTTCAAGTAACTGAAAACGCTTGATAAAATCCATGTCACTTTTTCCTTGATCTGCGGCAGCTATTTGACATAGCTTGAGCACACTGAAAAAGATCAGAAAACACCCGCTTCGGCAGCCGCCTGAGCGGGTTTTGTTTTGGCGGATATATGCCCTTCACCAAATCACCGCACACCAGACGGACCCGCTCGGGGCTGGCCGGTTCGCCGCGCCTGCTTGGCGGCACGGCGCCGGCATTGCTGAACCCGTCGATCCTGACGGGCGAGGGCGGCGAGCGGCGGCGGGATCAGGTGGTGGCGTGGCGCAGCTGGTACAAGACGACGCGCTGGCAGAAGCTGCGCTGGTCGGTGCTGAAGCGGGACGGTTTCACCTGCGCCATGTGCGGCAAGGTCGAGGCGGATACGAGCCAGCTCGTTGCCGACCATATGACCCCGCACCGTGGTGACGCGGTGCTGTTCTGGGACCGCGACAACCTGCAATGCCTGTGCAAGACCTGCCACGACAGCGAGAAACAGCGGGCCGAGCGGGCCTGAGCGCCGAGGCAGGGGGGCGGGTCTGACGTTCAAGGGGCTTTACACCCCAGACCCGCGCCCCTCACATCTGGAGAGTTTTTTTCCCGTGGCTGACGATTTTTCCGACGATGAGATCAAGCGCGACCTGTTCGGCAATCCATCGCTGCCGATTCGTGACCGTCGCGGTCGCAAGTCCTTTAGAAAAGATAAGGAAAATCAGGACTTTGTGATGGCGCGTGCGGCCGATGGCTGGAGCCAGAAGCGGATTGCCGAGGATATGGGCATCGATGAGAAGACACTGAGAAAGTATTTTTCCCGTGAGCTTGAATATGGCCCGACCTTCGTGCGCGGCATGATGCTCGATGTTCTGATGAAGAGGGCGCGGGAGGGACACGTCCCCTCGATCAAGCTTTTAGCCGACTGGCACAAGGATGCCGGGCCGCAGGCCCCGCGCAATGCCCGGCCCGACAAAGGCGCGGAGAAGGACGAGGACGGCGAGGAGGCTCCGAGCCGCCTCGGCAAGAAGGAACGCGAAGCGCTCGAAGCGCAGGACGTTCCCGACAATTACGGCGAGATCTTCGACCGGATGAGCCAGCACCGGCACTGAACTGGTGAGATATGCAAAACCCGATTTCCTTTGCCTGCCCGGACTGGGAGGACAAGCTGAAGCGTGGCGAAACGCCGATCGCGGACCTGCCGCTTGATCCGGTGCTGGCCGAGGCGGCGGTCGATCTGTTCAACCTGATCCGGGTGCCGGATATTCCCGGCCAACCGACTATGGCGGAAGCGGGCGGCGAATGGGTGCGCGATATCGTCCGCGCGGCTTTTGGTTCGTATGACCGGGAGAGCGGCAAGCGCTTCATTGGCGAGGTGTTCAACCTCGTGCCGAAGAAGAATTCGAAGACGACCAATGCGGCAGCGCTGGGCCTGATCGCGATGATGATGAACCGGCGGCCGAATGTCGATGGGGTGATCATCGGCCCGACGCAGGAGGTTGCCGATAAATGCTTCGCCCAGGCCTCGGGCATGATCGCGGCGGATACGTATCTGTCGCGCCGGTTCAAGGTGATCGAGCACAAGAAAACGATCATCGACCGGCACAAGGATCCTGATACCGGCGTTGCGCTCAATACCAAGCTGAAGATCAAGTCCTTTGACCCGAAGGTGGTCACCGGCTCGATCCCGGCCTTTGCCATCATCGACGAACTGCATCTGATGGCGGAAATGAAGGATGCGGCCCGCGTGATCGGGCAGATCCGGGGCGGGATGATCACCAATGATGACAGCCTGCTGATCATCATCACCACGCAATCGGAGATCCCGCCGACCGGCGTGTTCAAGGACGAACTCGAATATGCGCGGGGCGTTCGCGACGGCAAGATCACCGAGGGCGTGCGCATGCTGCCGGTGCTCTACGAGTTCCCGCTGACCATGCAGGCCGATGAGAAGAAGACCTGGCGCAATCCGAACCTCTGGCCGATGGTGCTGCCGAACCTTGGCCGCTCGATCACGATCGAACGCCTTGTCGGCCTCTATCAGCAGGAACGCGACAAGGGCAAAGAGGCCGAGATCCGCTGGGCCTCGCAGCATCTGAACATCCAGATCGGCGTCGGCATGCATGGCGATCAGTGGATCGGCGCCGAGAACTGGCCGCTCAGAGTGCGGCCGGGCCTGACATTCGAGACGATGCTCGATATCTGCGACGTGATGGTTGCCGGTGGGGACGCGGGCGGGGCAGATGACCTGTTCGGCTTTGGTGTCATCGGTCGGGAACGGCAGACGGGCTGCTGGCTGTCATGGTCATGGGCCTTCGCTCTGCCGATCCTGATGGAACGGCGCAAAAGCATCGCCCCGAAGATCGAGGAGCTGCAAAAGGCCGGTGATCTGACGGTGACCAAGACGGCCGGCGAACAGGTCGAGATCGTTGCCGATATCTGTTGCCGGATCCGCGATCGCGGGCTGTTTCCGAAAAAATCGGCAATCGGCCTTGATCCCCATGGGGTTGCCGCCCTTGTCCATGCGCTGGAGCTTGAAGGCTTTGCGCCGAATGAGGCGGTGGTGCCGGTCGGGCAGGGTTACAAGCTGAACGGGGCGATCAAGGGGCTGGAGCGGCGTCTCTTCGATGGCAATTTCCAGCATGGCGGACAGGCGCTGATGAACTGGTGCGTCGGCAATGCCAAGGCCGAGAAACGCGGCAACAATGTCTATATCACCAAGGAAAGCGCCGGCACGGCCAAGATCGATCCGCTGATCGCGCTGTTCAATGCGGCGATGCTGATGGACATGAACCCGGTGGCCGATGAGAGCCGGAATAACCGCAACAGCTATTTCCAACATCTGGGAGCCTGATCCGTGGGCGTCATGCAAAAAGCGCTGTCCCTTGTCGGGCTGGCGCGCAAATCCGATTCCGTCAGATGGACGGATGAGCGCGGCCAGCGCGGTTCGGTAGGCGATGCCGGTGAGGTGGTAACACCTGACAATGCGCTCGGGCTTTCCGCCGTCTGGGCCTGCGCCAATCTGGTGTCCGGCACGATCTCGTCGCTTCCCTTCGAGGTCTATCGCAAGGGCAGTGATGGTTATGCTGCCGTTGCGGGTGATCACCCACTGCATGGCGTGATCCATGAGAACCCGAACTATGATCAGACGGCGCTCGATTTCTGGGACTATCTCGGGCTTTCGATCGAGCTGCGCGGCAATGGCTTTGCGGCGGTGAAGCGTTCGGGCGGCAGGGTAACGGCGCTGGAGCCGATCCATCCCGGCGCCATGCATGTGAGGCGGCTGGCGAGCGGTGCGCTTGAATATCGCTGGAACGATGAGAGCGGCAAAGGCCACACCGGCACGGATCGCGATGTGCTGCATATTCGCGGCCCCGGCGGCAATCCGCTCGGCGGCATGTCGACGCTGCAGTTCGGCCATAACGCCTTTTCCGCAGCGCTGGCGGCAGAACGGGCGGCCGGTGGCATGTTCAGGAACGGGCTTCGCCCCTCCGGTGTCTTCACCTTTGAGGACTGGCTGACGCAGGAACAGAGAACGGTCGCCGAAGAAAAGCTGATCGAGAAATATGTCGGCGCCATGAATGCCGGGCGGCCGATCATCCTGGAGGGCGGTACCAAATATCAAAACCTGTCGATCTCGCCGGAAGATGCGCAGATGCTGGAGACACGGCAGTTCTCGATCGAGGAGATCTGCCGCTTCTTTCAGGTGCCGCCGGTGCTGATCGGCCATGCCGGATCGGCGACCGCCTGGCCGACCAGTGTCGAGCAGCAGATCATCATGTTCCAGACCTTCTATCTCAGAAAGCGTCTGAAGCGGATCGAGCAGGCGGTGACGAAACAGCTGCTGACGGCGGAAGACCGGGCGCAGGGCTATTCGGCGCGCTTCAACATGGAAGGCCTGTTGCGCGGTGACAGTGCGGCGCGCTCGGGCTTCTATCAGACCATGACCAATATCGGCGCCATGACGATCAACGAGGTCCGCGCGCGGGAAAACATGCGCGCGATTGCGGGCGGGGATGTGCCGCGCATGCAGATGCAGAACGTGCCGATCACTGAAACCGGAAAGGATGCCGGCAATGGAAACTAAGGCTTTTGCGCTTGATCTGAAGTCGGTGAGCGAGGCGGGCGTGATTGAGGGCTATGCCTCGATCTTCGGCAATGTCGATCTTGGCGGTGACAAGGTCATGCCCGGCGCCTTTGTCGACGGGCTGGTGAAGGCGCGTCAGACCGGCCGCAAGATCATGATGCTCTGGGATCATGATCCGAGCCAGCCGATCGGTGTCTGGGATGATCTCGCCGAAGATGCCAAGGGTCTGAGGGGCAAGGGCCAGCTGGTCATGGATGTGCCGCGCGCGCGGGAGGTTCATGCGCTTATCAAGGCCGGTGCCATTGGCGGGCTGTCGATCGGCTACAAGACGAAATCCGCCGAGCCTGAGGGCAATGTCCGGCTGTTGAAGGCGCTTGATCTCTACGAGGTCTCGCCGGTTGTCTTCCCGATGAATGAGCGGGCGAAGATCACCGCGGTCAAATCCGAGGGCAATGAGGATCTGGTGAACAAGCTTGCGGCCGGGGATCGGCTGAGCGAGCGGGAATTCGAGCGACTGGTCAAGGGCCTTGGCCTCTCGAATTCGCAGGCGGAACGTGCCGCACGTCTCCACCTGAAGGGGCAGGGGGAGCCTGCCACAGCGGCAAATGAGGAAGCCCTGTTCTGGGCTGCCATGCGGGGCTGACGCTCCCTTTACTCCACCGAAAATCAGAAAGGATCGGCCATGACCGAGACCAAGACTGCCGCAGAGCTTGCGGCGGAAACCAAAGCCGCGTTCGAAAATTCGATCAATGCGGTGAAAGCCATTGCCGAGGATGCGCTGGGCAAGGCCAAGAAGGGTGAGGATCTATCGGCCTCCATCAAGGAACAGACCGACGAGGCGCTGACGGCCATGAACGGGCTGAAAGCCCAGTTCTCGGAACTGGAACAGAAGCTGACGCGTGTCGCCGACACCAACCCCGAGCAGAAATCCTTCGGGTCGCAATTTGTCGAGACGGATGAGTTCAAGTCGCTGCAGCATTCACCGCGCAGTGGCTCGTCGGCCTCAATGTCGGTCAAGGCGGATATCTCGACGGCGACCGGGGTCGCAGGTGGCGCTGGCGCTGCCATCGTGCCGAACCGGCTTGCCGGCATTCAGGGCCTGCCGCAGCGGCGCATGACGGTGCGCGGCCTTTTGATGCCCGGCACCACTGACAGCCCGAATATCGAATATGTCCAGGAGACCGGCTTCAACAATGCCGCCGCCCCGGTTGCCGAAGGCGTGCTGAAACCGCAGTCGGATCTGAGGCTCGGTGACGTCTCGACCCGCACCAAGGTGATCGCCCACTGGTTCCGGGTGAACAAACAGACGCTGTCTGATGTGGCACAGATCCGCTCGCTGATCGACAACCGCCTGCTTTACGGTCTGGCGCTGGCGGAAGAAGCCCAGCTTCTCAACGGTGATGGTACCGGCGAGAACCTGCACGGCATTATCCCGCAGGCGACCGATTACGACAATCCGCTCGGCGCCGGTGACGAGACCTCGATCGACAAGATCCGGCTGATGATGCTGCAGGCGGTGCTGGCGGAATATCCAGCAACCGGTGTCGTCATGCATCCGGCCGACTGGGCCTGGATCGAGCTGCTCAAGGATTCCACGGGTCGTTTCATCATCGGCAATCCGCAGGGCAGCATTGCCCCGTCGCTCTGGGGCCTCCCGGTTGTTTCCAGCCCGGCCATGTCGATCGACAAGGTTCTGGTCGGTGCCTTCGATATGGGCGCGCAGATCTTCGATCAGTGGGCATCGCGGATCGAGACCGGCTTCCAGAATGACGACTTCACCAAGAACAAGGTGACCATTCTCGCAGAAGAGCGCCTGGCGCTGGCTGTCTATAGGCCGGAAGCCTTCATCTACGGGGATTTTGGCCGCGTTGAATAATCAGCAAAGGCGGGGCGTGAAACAGCGCCCCGCCGATCACCTCGCGGGACCATCATGACGATCTTACTTTGCAACGGGCCGGTGATCCCGACCCTTGTCACCGCGCCTGCCGATCAGCCGGTGACGCTGGATGAGGCCAAGGCGCATCTCGGCGTTGATTTTGCCGATGATGACGGGCTGATCGATGCCTTCATTCAGGCGGCAACGGCCTATCTCGATGGCTATCGCGGCGTTCTCGGCCGCTGCATCATGTTCCAGACCTGGCAGATTGCAGCGCCGGACGCTGGCACTGTCATCCTGCCCTTTCCCGATATCATCGCCGCCCGTCAGGACGGGACGAACCTCACCGTTACCGAGACCGGCCTTGGCCCGGTGGTGACGATCGCGGCGGCCGGCAACGTCACCTTCGATTGCCAGATGCCGCAATCCCAGCTGATCACGGTGAAGGCGATCGTCTTCATGCTGGTTTCCCATTGGTACAACAACCGCGCGGCCGGACAGGCGACGCAGGCAAGACTGCCGATGGCGGCGGAATGCTTGATCGCGTCCCTGCGCTGGCAGCGGCTCTGAGGAGTTCACCATGACATTCAATCGCAGATCCAAGGCGCCGAGCATGAGCAGCTTCGGCTTCAAGGGCAGGCAGGTCGATCTTTCCGGCGGCGACGTGCTGCTGGGTGACAGCGTCAAGGCCGTGGTGGTGATGGCGGCGGGTGATGTCTCCTATCGCCCGGCAGGTGAGACAGACGGGGCGCTGTTGTTCAGCAGCCTCATGTCAGGCGCCGTCCTTCCGCATGTTCCGGGCGTGATCTTCGCCGATGGCACCACCGCCACGCTCTGCACGGTCGAGGACTGAGCATGGCGGCGTTGAAAGAGCGGGTTGCCTTTGATGAACCGGCCAATATCAAGGGGCCGGGTGGTGTGATCTCACCCGGCTGGCAGCAGGGCCATGCCTGCCGGGCGCAGATGATTTATCAGCGCGGATCCGAGACGGTCGAGGCCGCGCGGCTGGAAGGGCGGGCGATCTTCAAGGTGAAGCTCCGTTCCTGCCTTGCCGCGCGCAAGATCACCACCGACTGGCGCATGCGCGACCTTCATCGCGACAATGCCGAATATGCGGTGGTCGAGGTCGATGCGATCACCGATCCGTTCTGGATCTATGTTGTTGTTGAAAGCGGGAGGGCTGCATGAGTGCCGCTGTTACCCTTCAGGATGCGATCTTTGACGCGCTGGTGGCCGATGCTGGCGTCACGGCGCTGGTCGGTGATCGCGTCTATGACAATGCGCCCGCCGCGCCCGTCTATCCCTATATCTCGTTTGGCCCGGCCCAGACGCTCACCGAGCCACTGGAATGTCTGGATGCGGAAGAAAACCACTTCCAGATCGATATCTGGACGCAGGAGGGCGGATCGAAGCGCGGGGCGAAGGCGATCTGCGCCGCGGTCAAATCCGCACTGCACTTCGCCGATTTGTCGCTCGCCGGGCCTTGTGCGCTGGTGCTGATCCGCGTTGATGACATGCAGGTGATGGATGATCCTGACGATCAGGTTGCCCATGGTGTCGTCAGCGTGGTTGCTTTCACGGAAGACAATGATGGTTGACGGACTGGCGGCGTTTAACCGGCGCTGGGGCCGGATGCCGGCGGCGGTGCGCAGGGCCGTTCAGGAGGCCATGGAAACGGGCGCCCGCGAAACGGTCGAGGCCATGAATGGGCGGACGCCGATCCCGGAAATCATTGTTGCCTGGACCTGGGGCAATGCGCCCGCCGGAAGCGTGACGCTTGCCGCAGCCGATGCGCCTGACAGCGTCGGGGATCTGCGCATCACCATCTATGCAACAGCGGTAATCGGCTCCGGTTCGTTTCCGGCGATCGCCCGCTGGTTCGAGTTTGGTACATCCGAGCGCCACAAGAAGACCGGGCAATATACCGGCCGGATCACGGCCAGCCCGTTCTTCTATCCGACATGGCGCAGCTATCAGCGGCGGGTGAAATCGCGGCTGTCGCGCGCCATGGGTAAGGCGATCAGAAGTCTCTGACGGTTGATTACTTCGCAGTCGCCATGCGGCGGTTCGCTGCGGTTTCGGCGCGATGAACGCTCATCAGGCTGCGGATCGTTTTGAAGACGACGATCGCGACGGCAATGTTTGCGACGATGACGAAGAATTCCTGAGACATTGTTTCCCACCCCTTGAGAGACTGCGCTTGATTGCGTGGTCTCCTGATAGCAAATCGCCTGCTGCCGGTGTGCGCGCAGAAGGCTCGGATTTGCGCTCGAAAGTATAGGTCGTGCCGTCGCACGTCCTCTTTCCGCCTCTTACAACCAGACAAGGACCTATTGACATGGCAACCGGAAAACAGACGAACCGGCTGGTGATCCAGCTTGGCGATGGTGGCGACCCCGAAACCTTCGCCTACACCTGCGGCGCGAACACATTCGGTGTGACGCTGACGAATAATCTCGGCGAGAACACCGTGCTGGATTGCGAGAACCCGCTCGACCTTCCGGCAACCATCATCCGCCATCTGGAAAGCCAGGACACCTCCTGCACGATCTCGGGCATGGTGACGGCCTCGGCGTGGCCGGTCTGGCGGCAATGGGCGGATGATGGCTCGGAAAAGAACATCAAGCTGTTCCTCGATGAGCCTGCCGCCAATAATGGTGGCTTCTGGACGCTTCCGGCCTTTCTCGGCTCGCTGGAGCTTTCCAAGGAAAACGCCGGCAAGGTCACCTTTTCCGCCTCGATCTCCGGGGCTGGCCAGCGTGTCTGGACGGATGCCGCGTAATGGCTGAACTGATCGATGAATGGGCGGGCCGGGAGCGTTGCTTCCGGCTTTCCTTTGGCAACGTCCTCGACCTTGAACAGGCCTGCCGTGGCGATGCGATCGGCGAGATCTTCCTGAGGCTCACCACCGGCAAGTTCCGGGTCGAGGATGTGTTCCACATCATCCGCATGGGCCTGATCGGCGGCGGCGAGACCACGGTCGAGGCCAAGCGCCTGGTCGAGACCCATTTCGATCAATATCCCTATCTCGACAATGCCGAGCTTGCCGGAAACATCCTGATTGCAGTCATGACCGGGATTGAGGATGCCGATACCGCAAGCAGCGACAGCGATGCAGTGCCGACGCCGATAAGCTTCTCGGAAGCTTCGCAGATCTGCCGGCTGTTCCATATGTCGCCGATTGAACTGAAGGCGATGGACTACGCCGATTTCATCAACATGCTGAAGGGTTTCAACGCCTCTTCGTCGCAGAAGGCCGAACCGCCAAGCGAGGAGGAGTTCGACGATATCCTTGCGCGCTACGAGCCGGAGGCCTTGACCCATGGCGGCAAGCTCTGAAGACAGGCTTTTGCTTCGTATCGAGGCGAGCCTTTCGAAGTTCGAGAAACAGATGGCCCGGGCGAGAAAGTCCGGGTCGGACACCGCCGGGCAGATCGAGCGGCAGTTTGCCAATTCGAACCGGAAAATGGCGCAGTCGGCCGAACAGGCAGCCTCCGCCATGGCCGGGGAAATGGATCGCCTGCGTGCGAAATATGATCCGCTGTTTCGCGCTTCCAAACAGTACGAGGCCGAACTGGAGGATTTGAACCGGGCGTTGGCCGTTGGTGCCATCAACCAGCGCAGCTATGGCGCGGCACTTGAAACCCTGAACGGCCGCTATGCCATTGCAGGCGGTGCGGTGCGCAAGATGACGGCCGAGGCCGAAGCACTGCGCCAGGTCTCGCCCCGGCTCACTATGGGGATCCAGAACACCGCCTATCAGATTGGCGACTTCGCGGTTCAGGTGGCCGCTGGCACGGCGGCCTCGCGCGCCATGGCAATGCAGCTGCCGCAGCTTCTCGGTGGCTTCGGTGTGCTCGGCGCGGTGCTTGGTGCGGTAGCCGCAATTGCCGTGCCACTGGCTTCGAGCTTCCTCGATCTCGGTGACAGCGGCGAGAAGGTGCAAAAGCAGATCTCGGCCCTGCAAAGGGCGGTTGACGATTATCGCTCGGCGGTTGCCGACGCCAGTCTGCCGACCAAGGAACTCGCCGAGAAATACGGCACGGCAACGGAAGCCGCCCGGCAGTTTCTGGAAAAGCTCGAGGAGATCAACAAGGTCCGCGCGCAACAGCAGGCCGATGATGCCTTCAGCGGGATCGCTGACAGCTTCGGCAAGCTGGAAGGTCACCTCGGTGGCATCGGCGCCGATGGCGAGCGGATCATGAGCTATAATGCCGGTGTGTTCTCGGCGATCAGCCGCATGTCGAAGCAACTCGATATCACAGTCGGTCAGGCCGAGCAGCTTGCCCGTGCCTTCGATCGTATGGGCGAGGCAAAGGGGCCGGACGAACAGGTTCAGGCGGCGCAAGATCTGCTGAAGGCACTTGAGGAAACACTGGGGCCTTTCGATCAGATGAGCGCCAAGGGGCAGGACGTTTATGAGGCCGTTTCCAAGGCCGCCGAACAGGCATCCGAATTGCAGGGCACGGTTCAGCTGGCGAGCGTGTCGATCTCGACCGCTGCCAGTGAGGCTGGCAAGCTTGCCGACGAAATGGGCCGGGCGGTCGAAAATGCTGCCCAGCTGGCCGCGCAGGGGATTTCTGATGTCCGGCGCGCGGAGATCCAGTGGCAATACCGTGATGATCCGGTCAAGCGTACCGGGGCGCTGGCCGGTGCAAGTTTTGACGAGCGGGTGAAGATACCGGACGGGACCGACAATATCCTGCGCAAGGTCATCGCCGATCAGCGGCAACAGGTTGTTGCGGATGCCGAAAAGGCGGCGCAGCTGCAGCAGGATCTCTCCAAATGGCAGAAGGATCAGGCCACCGCCTCCCGCAAGAGCGCAAGCGGATCGAAACGCGACAAGGGCAGTATCTTTGACACCAGCGACGATCAGCTGAAGCGGCTCGAGCGCAATCTTGAACTGCTCGGCAAGTCCGACCGGCAAGTCGCCGAACTGGAGGCGAAATGGTCGCTGCTCGATGCCGCCAAGGAACGCGGTCTCAACCTCGATCAGCGCCAGGCCGATACCGGAAAGAGCCTTCGCGAACAGATCGATGCCCAGGCGGAATCAATCGGCAACCTCTCGGAGAAATATGCCAAAGCCAAAGAGCAGGCCGAGTTCTATGACAGTCTTCAGTCGGACCTGAAGGACGGGATCGTCGATGCGATTGTCGAAGGCGAAGACTTTGTCGGTGTGCTGGAGGATATCGCCAAATCGCTGGCAAAGGCTGCATTACAGGCGGCACTCTTCAATGAGGGGCCGTTTGCCTCAACCAGCAGCGGGACAGGCTCGGGACTGCTTGGTGGCCTGTTCTCGGCTATCGGCGGTCTCTTCAAGTCAGCTAAGGGCAGTGCCTACGGAACGTCCGGGGTAAAGGCCTTTGCAAAGGGCGGCTCGTTTACGAACTCTGTTGTTTCCAGCCCGACGCTGTTCAGGTTCGGTTCTGGCGGTCAGAAGACCGGCGTCATGGGAGAGGCGGGCAAAGAGGCGATCATGCCGCTTGTCCGGGCTGCCAATGGTGATCTCGGCGTCAAGGCCGTCAATGCCGCGAACAAGGCCGGATCGACGGCGGTCACCACCAATAATGTCAGTCTTGGTGGTGTTACTGTCACCGTGCCGGAAGGGACGGATCCCAAAGATGCGGCCGCCATTGGCGAGGCGGTTCGAAAGCAGATCGAGCGCTTTTCCCGCTTTGAGCTTCCGGGCCGTCTGCAGCAGATCCAACGTAATCCGAACAGGGTAGGGTGATGAAGCCGCTTGCTGCGTTTTACGATCAGTTGCGCCTGAAACCATTTCGGTGGGATATTCAGCGCAATGACGAACAGTCGGGTTCAGGTGATGGTGTTTACTGGACGGCGTCGCTTGCGCCGCCGCTCTGGAAAGCCGAAGTCGGGTTATTCCCGGTCAATCTGCGCCACGCAGAGAAAGCATCTGCCCTGATCCGAAGCCTTTCCGGCGGAACGCCCTTTCTGTTTCGTTCCTCGGCAATTCCCGGCCCATTGCAGGATCCCACCGGGGCGCTGCTTGGTGATGCCTCGGTGACGGTCAGTGCGGTCAATGACGGACAGATCAGCCTTGCAGGGCTGCCGGGCAGTGCGGGCTATACCGACAGCGCCTTTGCGCTTGCGGAATGGCCGGAAGACGATGCGGCGCGGATTGGCGTTTCGCTCACCGCAACCGGCTCCTACGGGCTTTCCGTTGGTGATAAGCTCCAGATCACCTCGGCCGCGACGGGCAAGACCGCCTTTGTCGAGGTCGCTGAAGATGTTTCTGCCGGGGCTGGGGGAACGACGGGGCTGTTCGACGTGTTCCCGGCGCCGCCAGCCTATGTCGCTGCGGGTGATGCGGTGACACTGATCAAACCTGCCTGTCCCTGCATTCTGGTGCCTGGCTCATTTAATGCCGGGACTGCAAGCGGAAACATTGTTTCCGACATATCCTTTTCGATCATCCAGAAGCGAAACGTCTGACATGAAAAACATATCGGCGACATTCCTCGCGGCGCTCACCAATGCCCGCGACAAAGGCCTTGTTGTGCGTTCGCTTGTCTGGGTGAAGGCCCGCGACCGGGAGACGGGCAATGCAACGCCTGTCGGCTTCTGGACCGGCGGCGAAGACGTCGTGCTTTCAGTGATCGACGGCGAGACGGGGGCGACGGTTCAGCGGGCCTATTACGGTGACGTCAATCTGTCGCTGCCGGAGATCCCGCGTGTTTCCGACATGACAGTGCAGACCGTCGATGTGACTCTGTCGCAGATCGCACCGGAAGTGCAGCAGCTGGTGCGCGGCTATGACGCCCGGCTTGCTGCTGTCGAGATCCACCAAATGCTGCTTGATCCCAAAACGGGGCAGGCGGTGGGGGCGGCCGAGGTCGCCTTTCTCGGCCTTGTCGATGGCGAGCCGATCGTAACGCCAGCGGCGGGTGATGAAGGATCGATCACGCTCAATCTGATCTCATCGGCGATTTCGATGCTCGCCAGAACCAATCCGCTGAAATCCTCCTATGAGGGGCAGAAGCGGCGCTCGGACGATCAGTGGGGCAGGGATTCCGGCGTGGTCTCAAGCTGGGATATTCCATGGGGGAAATCATCCGCATGACCGATCTGAAACGACTGGACAGCTGGCGGGCGCGCTTCGATGCGGCCTGTGATGCCATGCGCTCCGAGCCTTTCACATGGGGTGAGAATGATTGTGCGGTCGGCCTGGTCGGTAATCTGACGCTGGCGCTGACCGGTGATGATCTCGCCGCCCCGTGGCGCGGGCGATACACCACGGCAGCCGGGGCATTGCGGGTGCTGCGCCATGACGGCTTTTCCGATCTTGCCGCGCTTGCCGCTTCAATCCTGCCCGAATGCCATATCGCGCGTGCGCGGATTGGCGATATTGCTGCGATCCCGTCTGAAGATGGCTTTGGCTTTGCGCTCGGCGTCGTCAATGGCGAGCGCATCTTTGTTCTGACCGATGCCGGGTTCGGCACGGTTGATCTGATGACTGCAAAACGGGCGTTCCGCGTCGGCTGACATGATCAAGATTTTCCTGATTTCCCTGGTTGCGGTTCTGACCGCCGCCATGCCGGCGCATGCCGGTCCCGTGGTTGCTGCCATTGGTGCGGTTGCCGGATGGATCGGCTCGCTTGGCGCTGTCGGCCAGTTCATCGTCGGCACGGTGCTTTCAGTCGGCGTGTCGCTGATCCAGAAAGCACTGACAAAGTCGTCAACCAGTGACACGACGGCAGAGACCGGCGTGACGCTTTTCGTCCAGATGGGCGACGATCAGCCGGTCACCTTTATTGCCGGGCGCCATGCCACGGCCGGGCGGCGCAAATATGCAGGCACATGGGGTGAGGATGGCAACACGCCGAACGCCTTCTTTGTCGACGTCATCGAACTGACCAATCTGCCCGTTTCCGGGCTGGATGCGGTCTGGGCCGGTGATGACAAGGTGACCCTGCTGACCGGCGAGGAAGATGGCGCGCGCGGCTTTCCCGTGTCCGAATACCGCGTCGACGGCACAGATTACCTTTGGGTCAAATTCTATGATGGCAGCCAGACGGCGGCAGATGCCTATCTTGTCGACAAGTTCGGCGGTGATGCTGACCGGCCCTATGGCGGGGACAGGATCGGCCGGGGCTGCGCCTATGCGATTGTGACCTGCCGCTATAATACTGATCTGTTCTCAGGTGTGCCGTCCATGCTGTTCGAAGTGGGATCGATCCCGCTTTATGACCCGCGTGCAGACACAAGCGTTGGCGGTGAGGGCGATCAGCGCTGGGATGATGCCGCCACATGGGCGCCGTCCAATAACCTCGCGGTGATCATCTATAACGTGATCCGAGGCGTCTATTACGGCGATCAGTGGATTTATGGCGGTCAGGATCTATCCGCCTATCGTCTGCCCTTTTCCAACTGGGCAGCGGCGATGAATGAATGTGATGCGCTGGTCGACGATGGCAATGGCAACATGGTTGCGGCTTATCAGGGCGGCTATGAATTCTCCGGCGATGAACGCCCGCTTGACGCCATCGAGAAGCTGCGGCAGGCCTGCAATGCCCGGCTGGCGGAAGTCGGCGGGATCTTCAAGATACAGGTCGGCGCGCCGGGCAGTGCGGTCTATGCCTTTACTGACGCTGATGTGGTCATTACCAAGGGCCAGACCTTCAATCCGCATGGATCGCTTGACGATACGGTCAACGCGATTGAGGCGACCTATCCCGAACCGGATGAGAAGTGGTCGAGCAAGGATGCGCCCGGACGCTATGACGATACGCTTGAAGCCGATGACGGTGACCGGCGCCTGCCTGCATCGGTGAGCTTTGAGGCCTGCCCCTATGGCGCTCAGGTGCAGCGGCTCATGCTGGCCATGCTGCAGGATGCAAGGCGGTTTCGCACACATCAGATCTGGCTGCCGCCGGAAGCCTGGCCGCTGGAACCAAACGACGTCGTATCGTGGACAAGCCTGCGCAATGGCTATTCTGCCAAGAAGTTTCTGGTGATTGCCGCCAGTGCGCCGATGAATGCCAATGTGCTTGTCTCGCTGAAAGAGATCGACCCGGCCGATTATGACTGGTCCGCGGCTGACGCCTTGCCGACGGTGACGGGCTGGATCGGCACGATTGAAGCGCCCTATCAGCAGATGACCGGCTGGACGGTGGAGCCGGCCACCATGGCGGATGGCAACGGGATCGGCCGTCTTGCGGCCATCCGGGTATCCTGCGGGGCGGGGATTGATGGCGTCACCGGGGTTGTCGTGCAGGTGCGCGAACGCGATAGCGGCGATGTGATCTTTTCCGGGCATCAGTCGGCCTATGAGGATCCCTATAGCTGGATCATCGGGCCATTGCCGCCGCTGACATGGGTTGAGGCACGCGGCCGGTTTGTCTCGGATCTGGCGATACAGGAATGGTCGGAATGGCTGGCGGTTGAAACGCCGAATGTCTCGTCACTGATTGCCGATCTCGATGCGCTCGGCGAAGACGTCAAAGCCCGCATGGAAGAGATGCAGAGCGAGCTTGACGACATTGTCGGGCGAAGGCTGGCGGACATTTCCGCAGCATTGTCGCTTCAGGGCAGTGTCGGCCTGCTGGAGCGAGTTGAAGTGCGCCAGCAGATCGGCGATGCCATTGCCGAGATCGTCACCGAACAGCTTGTGCGGGCCAGCGAAGACGAGGCGCTTGCACAGACCTTGACGCTTGTCGGGGCGGAAGTGACAGCAGCAACGGCAGCGGTGGCGCAGGAAACGACGGCAAGGGCTGCCGCTGATGAGGCATTGGCTGAAGAGATCGACACCGTGTCTGTCTCGCTCAATGACAGCTTTGCCGGCGGGCAGATAGCCTTTCGGGCGGCTGCCAATCAGGCGGGCGTCTCTGCCCGCTATTCGGTGATGCTGCGGGCAGGGACGGGCGGCGACTATATCGAAAGCGGGTTCTTCCTCGAGCTTTACAATGATGGCGGCACGCTGAAGAGCCGCTTTGCCGTCTCGGCCGATCAGTTCGTCGTTCTCGACAGCAATTCAAAGCCGTTCGTCTATGAGAACGGCACGCTCAAGACCTATGCGCTGCTGGCCGGATCGCTGAACATCAACAATCTGGTGACGATCAGCGAGGCCGGGCAGATCTCGATCAGATCGGCAAGCTCCGGCCAGCGGCTGGAGATCAATAACAGCCTTGTCCAGGTCTATGACGGCAACGGCACCTTGCGGGTGCGCATGGGGATCTGGTGATGACGGCGGGCTTGCAGACATTCGATGCGTCCGGCCGCATTGTTCTGGATACCACCAGCCGGACCGGCCGGGTGATCGGTCTCACCACGATCACCGGCACCAGCGGCAGCCATTCGGATAGCGGGCTTTCCACCGGCACACCGTTCTTTTTCTTCGCCACCACAAGCCCGGCCGTGGCGAAGGCGGTGACGGTGACAATCTCCGGCACAACGATCAGCTGGACGATTGCCTCTGATCAGGCGTCCTGGTCCTATCTTCTTGTCTATGGGGTTTACTGATGACGGCCGGTGTCGAGATCCGCAATGAAAGCGGCATTCTTCAGCTTGATCAGACCTATGGTGTCTACAAGCTGGTCGATGCCCGGACGATTGCGACGGATGGCAGCAGCAGCATTGTCAGCGGTGCGGCCTTTTACGGTTCCACCTTCTCATACACGGTGACGGCGGCTGACAGCGCGATTGTCTGCGTCCGGCCGGTGAGCGGCGGGGCCTGCGTCAATGCCGTCATTGCCAGTAATGGCGATGGCACGGTGACCGTCTCTGGTGCAATCGGCAGCGGAGCGCAGGGGGCAAAAACTGCAGCGCTCTATCTCTTCGATGCCAGCCCCTACACCCATTCCGCTGACAATTACGGGCTTGAGGTCTTCGACGATCAGGGGCGATCGGTGTTCCATTCGTCCGATCGGATCCTGCGGCTTTCGCAGACCTTTGTAAGCGGGCGGGATATGGCAATCCTGCCGGTAAAGCCCGCCGTTGCTGTCCGTGACTTCGCGCAACAGGGGCTCTGGTACTATTGGGGCGCCTGGTATCTGACCGGCGACAGTTCCGCGCCGGTCAGCGTCTATCAATATCCGGTGGCACCGGTGGCGGGGTCTGTGAGCAGCGCCTCCGATCCTGATGTCTCCTATCTCCTCGCTGACGTAACAAACTACCTCTGAGGCTTTCCCCATGACCCTATACACAACGGGCACGGTGACGCTGACCAACGGGTCGGCGGCCGTGACAGGCACCGGCACGGCCTGGCAGACGGCCGTGATCGCTGGCGGCGTGATTTATCCGGCGGCAGAAGGCAATGCGCTGCCGGTTGCCTCTGTCGACAGTGACACGGCGATCACGGCGGCCGTCACCTGGCAGGGGGCAACCGGCACCTATGCTTATGCGCTTGCCCGGCAGGATGACAGCCAGCAGGTGATTGCCAATGCCGTGGCGCTGGCCGATTATATCCAGCGGCTCAACAATCCGGCGCTCGCCTCCATTGCCGGGCTGACGCCTGCCGCTGACAGGCTGGCCTATTTTACCGGCACAAGTGCTGCGGGCCTTGCGACGCTGACAGCCTTTGCCCGGTCGCTGCTGGACGATACCGATGCAAGTGCGGCACTGACGACACTTGGCGTTTCCGCCTTTGCCAGAACACTTCTGGATGATGGCGATGCAGCAACGGCGCTGGCGACGTTGGGGGCGCTTGCCACATCCGGCGGCACGCTCACCGGCACGCTTGAGACCCGCAACCTGATCGCCAAAACGGGAACCGCCACTCCTGCAGGCGGGCGGTATTATTCCTACGCCTATGATGACCCGACCAAGCGCGCTTTCTTCTGCGGTTCCCAGCCTTCCGGCGCCCGGCCAAATGCCACGATCGGCGTCGAAAATGATTCTGAAGGGATCAGCGCCTATCTGATTTTTACCTGCGATGGGGATTTCTCGGTGCCCGGCAGCATTACCGGCGCGGCGAAGAATTTCCGCATCGATCATCCTGTCATTGATGGAAAGTCTCTGGTCTTCGCCTCGACCGAAAGCCCGCATAACGGCATTGAGGCCTGGGGTACGGCGACACTGGTTGACGGTCAGGCAACGGTCAATATCGACGTGGCCTGTGGTCTGACGGCCGGAACATGGGCGGCGCTGGCGCAAAACACCATTGTTGTCAGTCTGGTCAATCAGGATGGCTTTGCCCGCATCCGGCCCGCGAAGATAGACGAAAACGTCTTTGAGATCATCTGCGAGGATGAAACGGCAACCGACACAATCACATGGCTGGTCAAGGCCGATCGCGTCGATGCTGCCGTGAAGGCGCTCAACTATTGCGATCCGGCGACCGGGCTTCTGATCCCCGAACAGGACAAGCCATCTGAAACAAGCGAAGGGGTAGCCTGATGTTTCTTGGTCTTGCTCTTCGCCTTGGTACGGCTTCCGGTGAGGCAGCCGGGTTCAGGCTGACGCCTGCGACACGAACGGACTGGCCAGCTGACGCGGCCGGGCTTGTGGTCGGCACCATCGTGCCGTCCTCGGATGGCGACTGGGCCAGCTACGACGTTAAGACCGTGGCTGCGAGTGAATGGCCCGAAGATGACGCGGGCCGCATCGTCGGCACCATTACCCCTGATTTTAGCTGAGATGGAGGGTTTGCCCCATGGGTGACACCGCAGAAATCATTTCCGATCCGAGCGGCTGGTTCTCGGTCAATGGCATGGATATCCTTGCCGCCCCTGATGCCGTTGCCGGCAGCTATCCGATTGGCTACCGCGTGCTGCGCTCCGGCAAAGAGATCTTCACCGGCGCAAAGACTGTGACGATCACCGAAGATCCGTATGGGGTTGAGCTCGATGGCGGCGGGCGGATCTGGCCGGGTGTGCTCGCCAATATCAATGCTGCGCTCTATCGCCAGACGGCGCTTGCCGCGGGCAGCATTCCGGCCGCCAATGACAATGATATCTGGTTTCCGGCGCCTGAGGTTGATCTCGCTGAAATCCTGCCGCTCGAACGGCTCGGTGTTTCCACCTATACTGGCGCGGATGGGCTGATCCATGCGGCGGCGGTCGATACGGCCCGGCTAGACTGGCAGAATGGCAAGCGCCAGCTGGTCATTGAAGGTGAGAGCACCAACGTCATCACCCGATCCAGCCCGACGGCTTTGCTTCCATGGAACGACGGGGCTGTGAGCAACGGCATCACCGTGACAGTTGTAGGCTATGGCATGCTCGGTGACATGCCTTATGTGGACTACGCGCTTACCGGAACAGCAACGGCCAATCAGTGTGGTGCTTTTGCCCAGACCGGCCTGTCAAATGCCGCTGCGGTCGCCGGCGAAACATGGACCGCAAGCATCTATACGCAGCTGATCAGCGGGGAATGGCCGGCCGGGATCATTCTCGGCTCCGGCGTCTATGAGCAGCAGGACAACACATATCTGACGGGCACCGGTCCCGGTGAGGTGCCGGTGGCCAGTCTGACCCGCCTGTCGCGGACACGCACCCTGACCGAGGCGGCGACCAATCTTGTCCGCTCGGCAATCCAGGTCGCGAACATGACGGCGGGGGTGACGACGTTCAACGGCCAGGTTGTCCGGCTTGCCGGCTGGTCGCTGGAAAAGAAGCCCGGCCCGACTTCGCTGATCCAGACGCTGAGCGATGCCGCCGTCACCCGCGCCGAAGATGATTGCCGCCTGTCCGACAAGGCCGTTGCCATCCTGAACCGCGATCAGTGGACGATGCTGCTCGACTGTATTGCCGCCAATGTGAATGATGGCGAGCCGAGCGTT